TGTATAAGGCGTGTAGCGCCGTCTAGCTAGTGCCTGTTTAGTTTGTTTCTTTATTGCTTCAAGCTCTTAGGTTAGGGGTTGTCGTTGCTTGCTAGTAGCAGGGGCAGGGGCTAGGCATAGGGCGCGGGTTAGGGCTTAGCTCTTAGGCTGTTGCGTTGCTTACCTGTCTGCCCTGTCTGGGTCTTTCCTTTTCTTTTCTTCCGCCTTGTTGCTTTGTTTCTTGTATCAAGCGGGCAGGGCGGGGGCGGGTGTCCCTTGCTGTATTGGTTGCGTGTTTGTGTTGCGGTTGTCTAGGGCGTACCCCTGCCGTCTAGAATATGAAGCAACCCGCCTAAGCCGTAGCCTAAGCGGGTTGCCTTCGTTGCGTGTGTGTCTAGCTTCTCAGCCCTTTCTTTGTTTCTCCTATCATTACCCCTGCGGTTATTGCGGTCAGCATTGCTAGCAATACGCCACTGGTCTTTGCGGTTGTCTTTGCCACTCTTACTGGCATTGGCGGGCGCTTTGGAATAATTGCTAGCGCGGATTTCGGGGCGTACATTTCTTTTCTTTGTTCCGCTGTTAGCTTCGGCGCTTCGGCTGTTGGTTGCGGGTCTGTCTTTAGCCTTAGTTTTTGCGTTGCTAGGATTGCGCGGGTTCTGTTTGGGTTCACTTGCTTACCTTCATTCTTTCGACAAACGGGCTGTCTATTCTTTCGGGTGCTTCGCAATTAGGGCATAACAGTTCGCCTTTTTCGTTTAGCATTTGTTCGCCGTAAAACTGGTAGCAACCAATACAGTCAAAAATAAAAACATAATTTGTTTTTAGTTTGTTCTTCACCTGTATACCTCGTTTTCTGTTTCGCAATACTCACAAACAAAACTTGTTTGTTGCTCATCTAGTGTTGGCATTACGCAACTAAAACAAAATAGGGCGCTCAAAAGTTGCCACTCATTACGGCCCAAGCGCCTTTGGTTCGGAACGCGTCTACCATTTGCAGGAATCGTTGGGTTGCGTATTCCCTGTCTTTGGTATCGTATCCCTGACCATATGTACACTTACCCCGCTTCATTTGTAGGTATAGGCCGTAATCTGTTTCTGTAATCTTTAGCCCTTTAGTCGTTGTCATTTTTTGTTGCTCTCGCTTTCTTTTACGAATAGGTTTTTATATTCGTCTATTGCGTAATATCGGCTATCGTCAATCGAGAAACTTTCCTCGTCTTCTGTATATTCGCCATTGCTAAATTCTGTATCTGCTATCTCTAGCGCGTCTTCTAGTGTTTCCGCGTTTACCTTTGTCTGTATCCAGATAGTCGCGGGTCTTTGTATTCTCCACTCTGTCATTTTGTCGCGCCCTCGCTCTGCTCGTTTGTGTCTGCTATCCATTGCGGGAAGCGTTCAGCCAATCCCCCGTGATAATCTGCGCCACACTCGCACATTGGCGACATCAAGCGCGCCATTTCTATTGCTTGCGCGAGTATCGCAAGGCTTCCGCCTAGCTGTTCAACCTTTGTAAACTCGCGTTCTATTGTTTCCTCGTTTCCGTAGATAACAATATCTGCTAATCTTTCTAGTTCTCTTTTCATTGCTCCCAATTTATTTCACCTCTATTTCTTGTCTAATGTTTGTTTCTTTGTATCCGTCATCAATCCAGGCTTGAGCAATTCTTCGCGCCTTTTCATAGGTCAGGTAATAATCGTTTATCTCTACACTTCCAACCCACACAGAATAGACGGCGGGTGTTTCCTTTGTGTCTGTTGTCATTCGTTCGCCGCCTTTTCCGCTTGCTTTGCGTGAAATTCCGCGTTCATTTTGATATTGGCGTTTTGTATTTCTTCAACCTTGGCGCGATATTCGTCTTCATAATCTAGCGCTGTGATTAGTTCATCAAGCGCCCTAATTTGGTTGCGCGTTTCTTTGTCTAGGCTGTCCACGTAATACAAGTAGTCCGTCATAAAGAACAAAATTGTTTCGGCGGTTGCTTTGTTGATTGTGATTGTTTCGTTCATTTTGTTTTCCCTTTTCTGTTTGTTGTTTAGTTGTTTGTAATTGTAAGTAAGTTATCTAGCCGTTTGTAAACTTTGTCTAACGCTTGCGCTATCTCATCAGAGATATCAGCCCAGTTTTTGCTTTCGCTGTATAGCTTGCTTGCGTTAGGGTAATTCGGCAGGTCGCCGTCTTCGGTGTAATCGCCTAAAACAATTACGCGGTCTCCAACCCAACGGCCCGACAGACTAGGAAAATAATCCCAGTCGCCCCCTCCTCTATTCGGTGAGGTCATCAAGAGAAGATATAACGCGTCCCCAAAATCTCCCGCTGTTCCTGTTTGTTCGTATTGCTTAGCGCCTAGGTCTAGCGGATAAGGGTTTACCTGTTCGCGCTTGTCAAGGTTTATTAGTTTGTGATACTGTCCCATTTTTTTCTTTTCCCTTTTCTTTTTGTTGTTTTATTTTTCTTTGATTGTCAAACAAACAATTTGGTTTGTTCCAATTCCCATACTGTTAGCTATTTCATAGGCTAGGCGCTTGGTCTTGCTTCTCATTCTTTCCTGTATTGCTTCTCTAATCTGTCGTTTTGCGTTTCTTATTGCGTTAGAGATTATTCTTTGCGCTTCTCCAGTGTTTCCCATTGGTGAAGAAAAATGAATTTCACTGTGCCACACTCCGTACCCGTTCGCATAAGTGTTTAGTGTGTAGTCTTTCGTTGTTTTATGTTTTGGGTTTTCGGGATATTGTCCGTCTTGTGTGCAATCGTCATATACCTTGTCGCCGTCTTCACAAGTGCAAAATCCAAAAGTTTCAACTTGGCTAATATGCGTTAGCTCTGCCAGCTCTGACCAGTAAAGTTGCGGCGTTTCTTTTTCTGTCGTTTCCATTAGTCTTCTTCTCCTTCTTCGTCTTCTTCTTCGTTTAGATAGGCGTTCATTAGCTTTTCAACAAAATTGCTAACATCGTTTGGCCGTGTGGCGTATTCCGTAAGTGCCTTGGCTAACATATCTATTTCAAGATATCCAAGGCTTGGCATTTTCTCCGCGCATAGGTTATATCCGTGTTGTTCCTCGCTGTATCCAACTAAGTCAAGAAATAAACTAGACGGCGCGGGGAAATCATAATTACCTTCGCACCAACTAAACAGGTGAGCGGTGTCTTCCGCGTACTTTGGCGCTGTATCGCATAAATCAAAAAATTTTTGTGTTGTCATTTTGTTAGTTCCCTTTCGTTAGTTTTGTTGTCTGTATAAGTTGCCAACCCAAGCGTAAAAATCTTGGGTGTGTTTTTCGCATTGCGGATAATTGCCAACCTGTTCCAAGCGCTTCCGCGTAATCTTGATAGGTGTTTGACACTCATAACATTTAGTTTCTAGTCTTGGCTTGTTCATTTTGTTAGCCCTTTGTTTGCGTAAGGTGTAAATTTTAGGTCTTTAGCGGGGTCATCGGCTAAGTATTCCGCGCAACTTTCGCAAAAATCACGCATTTGTTTTCCGTAAACTTCGTCTTCATAGGTGGCAAAAACACCCGCCATTTCAACGCAACCTGCCATCTGGCATCTAATCATTGTTTAGCCCTTTCCTAGTAGCTCAAGCCCTGCCAGAATTGGCGGGGTAAGTATTACGGCGCTAGCGGTTGCCAAAACAATAACTAGCTTTCCAAGTAAGCGGTTTAGTTCGTGCGTGTATCTGTCGTTCATATCAGCGCTCTAAACTTTCTTGCTTCGCGTTCCTTTGCTCTCGCTTCGCGGTCTTTGATATCTTTGGCGACATATTCCAAGGTCTGCTCTAAATTTCTAAAGGCTATCTTTTCTTTTCTTCTTCCGCCGTGATAATCCCAAGTTTCTACACGCACTTTTTCCGTATCGGTAAAGTAAACAAGGCTAGTGATGTTGTTGGTGTAATCAACATAAACAACCCAATCACTTTGGCCTTCAATCCTTGGGTCTAGTCCGTAGCTTTGGCCTAGCGCGACAAGTTCCCGCGCTTTGTCTTGTAGCTTGTTCATTAGTTGCCCGCCATTTGGTAAGCGTGCTCTAGCTTTTCGATTAGTTTGATTATTAGGCTAAGGCGTACCCAAGAGACGGCCTCGTCTCGTCTTAGGTCTTCAAGCTCGCTGGCCTTTCCAAACTTTTTTGCTAAGCGTAGCCTTTCGTTTGTTTCTTCATATTGTCTATCTAGTGCTACTTGCTCAATTTTTAGAATCTTGATTGCTTCGTTCATCTGTTGCCCTTTCCCTTTGTAGCCGTTTGGCTATGTTTAGAGAATAGCAGAATTTTTGGTTTTTTTCAAGTTTTTTTGTCTTTTTTTGTCTTCGGCGTGTCGCGGGTGTTTTTGCCCTGTTTTGCCCTGTTGCGGTGTTTGGTCTGTTTCGGGCGGTTTCACCTCTTTATATGTTGCCTTTGGCTACCCTTGGCAGGGTTTCGCCTTGCTTGCCTGTTGCGGGTTTGTGGCGGGTGTCTTTACCCTGTCGCGGGTTGCGGTCTGTCGGTGTTGTCGGTGTTGTCGGTTTGTTTGTGTGTGCGTGTATCCGCGGGGCTTACTCTTACCCTGTCGCGGTGTGTGTTTCGGCGCTTCAATCTGGCAGGGTTTCGGGTTGCCTGTATCGGTGGCAGGGTTTCAGGCTTTCGAACAAATGTTTCGTACAAGTGTTCTAATGCCTTTTTGGGTCAGTCTGTCAGAATTTTCAACCGAATCTGACCGAATTTTTGAACCGAATCTTTAAGTTTTTCAACCGAATCTTGACCGAATCGGAAGCTCTCGCTCTGTGTCAGTTGAACCGAATCCGAACCGAGTCTTGAGTCTTAGTCTTTGACCGAATCTTTTAGTGGCTTGTTGCCTCGGCTTGCGTTGCATGACCGATGAGCTGCGGCTAGTGGGCTGTAAGGGTCGCCAGGATTGATGTGGTCTGCTTGCCAAGGGTCATTGAGTCTTGGGCCTTCGTTGCAGAGATGGCAGACATAGGCGTTCTCTCGAACCATCCTTGCTCTTGCCTTGTAGTCACCTGAGTATTGGCCAGTGGCTTGCTTACGCGCTCGCCGTTTGGCATCGGCTTCGTCATCCCACATCTTCTGGTGGGCATCACATCTTGAGTTTCCGTCTGTTAGTTTTTTGCAAACTAGGCAGGGCATTTTAGGCATTGCGGCCCCCCGATTTTTTTAATTTCTTGTAGGACATGCTTTGAGCATACCCCCCCCTCATTTTTTATTTTCTTTGCCAGCCCAACCTGTGCCTTTGAAGCTGACTCCAGGTGCGTCATAGACCCTAACTAAGTCTTTTACGCAGTTAGCGCACAATGGAATCGGCGCTGGTTCGGTTATTTTCCTTATGAGTGTCATCTTTAGGTCACAGGTGTTGCACTTGTAGTCGTAGATTGGCATTAGAGCTTATGCACTGTTCCTTGGAAGTTCTCGCCCTTGGTTAGCGGGAAGACAAGTAAACCTGGGTCGCTGTCATCTCCACCCATGCCTGTTCGATACCAGCTTGAGCCAGCGTCAAGAGTTGGACATTGAATAACCCATCGGCTATGGTCGTTTCTTCTGCCTGACTCTTTTACAGTTAGGTGGTGGAAGTGGCCATGAATGAGAATGTCTGCGTCTTTTACTGGTTGGTTGCCGTGTGACTGATTACGCCACCATTGGACAATCCCATCAGGTCGGCTAGCTTGGTGTCCATGCACTAGACCTAGAATCATCTCGTTGTCTCCCCAAACATCTAGAGCCAAAGATTCATCGTTAGGCTGTGGCTCGTAGAACTTGACTGGTAAGTCTGTTTCCTGTGCAAGTCTGGCAAGCTGGCGCTGGATGTGTAAGCCCCAGTCATCCGTTGCTGTACCGAGTTTCTGTCTTCCAGCTCTCCAAGCACAATGGTTGGAGCCAACCGAAGCAGCAACAATAGGCGCGTAGTTAGCCATGAGCTTCAAAGTCTCCCACTCAAAAGTTGCCTCAAGGTCAACCTGTTGCATCAAACTAAGGTCATTAGTTCTCATAGGGTTGCCACCAGATTCAAAGCCTTCGATGCTGTCACCAACATTTAGAAAATAAATAACATCTGGTTTTTCTTTTTTTAAGTAATCTGCAAGCTTGGCTTGCTTCTCGGCAATACGCTCAATCAGCTCAGGTGTGCCACCTCTGATGTCGCCAGCCTTACCTGTTTGGGTGTCTGACCAGCAAACAACAACAGCTTTTTCTGTCTGTTCTTTTGGCTTTGCAATCTTGATGCTTTTGCGAGCTTGTGAGTAAAGAGTTGGTAAGTCAATCTCGACTTCAGAGCGTGTTCTGAAGTTGAAGCGCCAGCTAACTAACCAATCGCCACCCTCACGCTGTTGCCAACGGCTAGTTCTGATTGGGCCGTAAATCTCAATCTTGTCAGGGTCAAAGCCTTGCTCGATTAGAAACTCGTCAAAGTTAGGCTGGTTGCCTGTGGTTGGTGGAGTAGTTGCCTCACCAGATGTGCCGTCAAACTGAACAGCAGGTCGCCAGTCTTTAGGTGGTGTCACTTTTGGTGCGGGTTCTAAGTTATCTAGCACAGCTACACGCTTTCCTGCGATGAGCCATTATTGGCCTCTCGCTAATTGTTATTCCTCTAGCAGTTAGCTCTCTAGCTAGTGCGTTAGCTCCCCATGACTCATTGGATACTGCGTTTACAAGAACAACCTGGTCTTTTGCGTCTAATGACTCTAAGACTGTCCTCACTTTGCATGGCGCTTTTCTTTTTTGTGGTTCCATTCCCTCTAGCATTGCTGCCCCTTTCGGTTCTCTCTATCAAGCTTAGAGCCAAATAGCTTTATTTGGTTGTTTTGTAAATCAGTGTCCAAATCATTCTTCTGATTCTTAGTGTCTTGTATGCCCAGTGAACTCGCAAGATACGCCAGTTGATAGGGACTCTGCTTGCTCTATGCTTTGCCAATGTCCCTCACCGCCTCAATGATTTCGACAACACGCTCTAGTGTGTCAACATCTGCCGTCATTCTTAGGACTGCATCTTGGTTGATTGAGTGGATTATTTGTTCGGCTAAGTAATCTTTCATTTCAGCTGAGCCTTCTTCAAAACCCTTTGAATACCATAAAGGAATAGTTTTTAGCATTTTTCTAGCTGTTCGGTTGTCTTGATACTGAATCCATTTTCTCCAGCTAATCATTTGTCTACCTCACCCAAGATTGCCTTAGCTCGAAACTCAATGTCTTTAGCTGTTTTTACTAGCTCGTTTAGTTCTCTCTTAATCATTGTCAATCGAGCATCAAACTCTTGTAGCTTGATGTCTAGCTCTTTTGGCCCCATTGTCCCCTCATCTCTGTCAGCTTTACTTCCATGTCCATTTTGTATTGGTAGTTGATTTCATCAGCAATGTCTTGAACTGTTATCTCGACACCCTGCTCGGCGTGGACTCTAATAAAGTCCAACACGCTCTCTCGCTGGTATCTAAGTCCAGCCCTAAAGCCCTCTGTGTAAATGGTTAGTGCCATTACCGAACCGAGTCGTTGTACTGAGGGTCAACATAGATTTCAATGTCTTCTACTACCTCAATGATTCTTGCGATGGCTTTGGTTGGTGTTGGGTATGCAGCTTTGATGAGCGCAAGTATCTCGTTCTTCATCAACATACGGCCCATGTAGATTCCGTCTGACTTAGCCACGCTGAAGTTGTACTGGTGAGGCTGGAAGTCCTTTACTGCGAACTCGATTACTTCTGGATTGTAGTTAGGCAATTTCTCTCATTTCTTTATAGGTTTGCTTGATGTGTTCGATTAGTTCGATTCTTGCTCTTGCGTCATGCTCTGAGGTTGAATCTGTACCAGGCACTCCTGGTGTCAGTGTGAACTGCTTTTGAGTCCAACGCTGAGCTTCTTCGATAATTTGTTCTGCTAGTTCTGTTTCTGTCATTTGTTTGTCTTCTTTGCTATTGCGTTGACTGCGACAAAGTAAGCTGCAAGAATACCCAACATGCCTACTGTGTATCCCCAGCCAAGGTGGATGTCTTGAATCGCCCAGCTAATAAGTAGCACGAGCGTTAGAGCTAAAAAGTAAAGCACTATCTTGATACCTGTCATTCTTTTATCCCTTCTTTAGCAACCTTTCGGCTGTAATCACAGAATAGCAGTTTTTCAGGATTTTAGTCAAGAATTTTGTTTTTTTGCCTTTTTCGGCGTGTCGCGCTAATCGAGTGTTTTGACAACGATGCTTGCACCTGGCTCAATACCTTGTGCGTAAAGCTTGCGAGCTGAGATGCGAACTATGCGGCTATCGTCAACAACAATGCCTGAGTCTGTCAGTGAGTCGCCTACGGCTCGTATCAGCTTGTCTAGGTCTGGAGACACGCTTGGTAGTAACCGAGTTACCGACTTGGGCTTTGGCATGTAGAAGTTGACTATAAGCTCACATGGTTCATCTATTGGAACCCAGTCGCTAGGTAATGTGGCCATTGCTTCTTGGACTATGGCTTTACGCCACTTCTTGTGTTTGGTGCTGTTTACTTGCACGATTCGGCCATACATGATGGCGTGAGAGCCTTGGCTAGCAGGGTCGCCAGTAACGCTAAGGCTTACCTCTGCCATGTAGTTCCCATGCTCCTATTATCGCAGTCAGGGCATAAAGAATACCGAAAGCTAGTCCCAAACCATCAAGAACGCTCTTTTCATTAAGCGATAGGTTTATTAGTATGCCAGCGGTGAGAGCTGGGACTAGCCAACGGAGATTTTTCAAAACGGACTTGGCTCCGAGTGTGTTGGCTCAAAGATGCCCTTGACGATGCTTAGAGGCTCTGCTGGCACTACCAACGGGTTATTGATGCTTACCTTGATGGACTGCTTTGCTTCGCCTTCTTTGTTTGTCCAGTTGTCAATCTCGGATGAGTAGAGACCCTCGACCTGTACTACATCGCCAGCTTCAAGCGTGGTTGGCTGCTTTAGCCAAACTGTGTATCGCTTGTTGATTGTGTCGCCTGTTTTGGTTTCGTAAGACTCGGTAACTTCAATACCTTTGCCTTCATAAAAGACTCTGGTTACTGAACCCTTTACCTTGATTATTGCCATCTCTTTTTCCTTTCGATTTGTTTTTTTACTCTAGTGGTTGCCTATGACATGGTTGGGATTGGTGCAGTCAAGGTGGCCACAAGACCTAATGCCTGGCAAGACTGGCTTGCCGTCAAATAGCGGGATGGTAAGTGTTTCCTTGTCAAACTCGCCCTGCCAAGGGATGCACTTCTCAGAGCCGTACTTGATGACCAAGGCTCGGTGCATACGGCAGGACTGACACTTGAGGTCTTTACGCTTGCGTTTTTGCGTATTGACCTTCCATGTCGTGCCACACCGACAGCACAAAGCAACATTGTCATCCACTCCATAATCTTAGCCCTCTACAACTCTGGACAGGTGGCCCTCAAACTTTAGTCCTACTTGACCGAGTGCGCCATGCCTGTTCTTCGCGACCTTCATCACCATCCAGCTCTTTTGCCAATCGAACTGGTCTTCGGCAATCGAGACTCTGTGAAGCAAGATAACAGCGTCTGCATCCTGCTCGATTCCACCTGAGTCTCTAAGGTCAGCCATGTCAGGCTCGGAGTCTTTGCGTTGCTCTGGTCCTCGGTTTAGCTGGGCCAATGCGATGACAGGGACATTTAGGTCTCTTGCTAAGTTTTTTAGACCGATGCTGATGTCTGTAATCATTTCGTATCTCTTGCGACCTCGCTCGGTGTCCTGAATCAATCCAAGGTAGTCAACAACAATAGCCTTTAGGTCGCCTGTTCCTTTCACGCTGTTTGCGAGCGCACGAATCTGTAAAAGGTTTTGTCCAGACTTGTCGTGTATCGCTAGCTGGTGCGACTGAATCTTTGTTCGGACTTTAGCAATCTTTAGCCAGTCATGTTCCTTAAGCGTTCCCTTCTCAATGTTGCCGATGTAGACCTCAGCCTCGCTAGCAATGATTCTGTTGTAAAGCTCGTTACGACCCATCTCAAGGCTGTGGAAAGATACAGGGCCAGTCTTAGATAGTTCCCAAGCAATCTGCAAACCAACAATAGTCTTACCAACACCAGGTCTTGCTCCGACAATGTAAAGCGCACCTGGTCTAAAGCCAGCGATGATTTCGTTTAGCGATGGCCAAGGGCTTTCTGGATAGGTCTTAGGCTTGTCTAACTCATCCATGTATGGCAACATCTCGTCAGCAACATAGGTTGGCTTGACTGCTGAGTTTCTGTCAATTAGGTTGTCAATCTCTTTTTTAGCTGAGTCAAAGACCGAAGCCAAGTCCTCGTGCTGAGCCTTGCTGTGAATCATTGTTCCAGCCTGAGCAAGCCTTCGGCGTGTCGCTTCTTCGATTACCTTGTTTGCGTAAAAGCTAACCGAAGCTGCTGTTGGTGTGGCTGTGACTACATCGTGCAGATAGCTCGATAGCTTTGGCAGTGCTGCACCGACTGTCATTACATCTATCGGCTGGCGGTTAGACCTCATCTCCAGAATGGTTTTGTAGATG